ATCACGCTCCTGATTGGATGACTCAGTATGCAGTGTTCAAAACTGAGGCTGGTGTCAATGTATATGAGCTTCCTCAAGAAATTGCAGATAATTTAAATGACTGCTGGTACCGAAGAGACTTCTTCAAGTTTGGCGCGAATCCTGGCTCACTTGAGTTTGATTTTGCTGTCATGTTTTTCACGAATACTGGGTTATTTAATAATTATAATGTTAGCCAGTATCTTCTTATGCAACAATACCTGAAACAGGTTAAAAATGTTTTAGGTAAAATGTCTACTTGGCAACTTGTTAATAATAAGTTTTTGCATATTTGGCCTAAGCCTGAGGAGAATGATGAGGATGTTCTTTTAGAGTTTAGAGCCTTTGATCCAAGTAATCTTCACCATGCATATAAGAGTTGGTTACAGAGATATACTCTAGTTTTATCTAAGGAGATCTTAGGTGGTATTAGAGGTAAGTATCAGACTCTCCCAGGTCCCGGTGGTGGAACCAGATTGAATGGAAGCGAATTGGTAGCTGAAGCTCAACGAGAAAAGGAAATGCTTATTGAAGAGCTTATCACTGAGATTGAGCCTCCTGCATTATTTGATATCTTCTAATGTCTAGATTTAAGGTAAACACACCTCCTACGAATTTTCCTGAGGAGAGGGATACTAGGTTATCGTTATTCAAAAAGAAGAACGATAAGAACTTATTTAATATGGTGGATGCTGAGAACATTAAGTTGTCAGGATCTCGAATTAAAGTATTTGAATACATCCCCTCTAATGACATTGATGATGTATACCAAGAGTCTAGGCAGAAGACTATAGCACAAGAACCTGTTACCTTATGGGCTCACTATGATCCTCGACCAATCGAAGAGAACCTTTCTCAGTTTGGTGTAGAGATGCAAATAGATCAAGTGTTTGTATTCAACAAGTCTTACACTGAAAATATCATGGGTCGATCCATCGCCATAGGTGATGTGTTACAACCTGAGTTTCAAGAGATGAAGTTCGAAGTGTTCGAAGTCCAGGAAGATAGCTTTGAAGCTTATGGTGTTTACCATCTAATGGTTCATGCTAAACTTCTCAGGGACACGCAGGACATTCACAATCAAGAACTCTTTGATCGTCCTGATCAGATAGGGGGTAGATACTAATGCCTGATAAGGACGCTTTAACCGTTAGGAATAGGATAGTAGAGCTTACAACCACAAAGTTACTACCTGTTATTGATAATGTTTATAAAGAGAGCTTACGTAGTATGCTCCATATCTTTGGGAACATTTACTATATTGATGGGAATACAAACAGAGTGAAGATCAAATGTTCCCATGGTAATCCTGAAAGAATTGCTGGTCGCCTTAAAGCAGACAACACTCTCATCCTGCCTATGCTGACCATTGTCGAGGCAGGCACGGACAGCGATGCAGCAAGAATGCGCTATCAGAATATTGTTAGTGAAACTCACTTTGATAAGGATAAGTTGAGAGCAACTAGAGTTTTAAGCTTGCCTCCAAGACCAATTAATATCAGCTATGACATCAATATTTGGTGCAAGTACAAGGCTGATATGGACATGATTAGGGCTAGCATTTTCTCCTTGTTTAGTCCTGATTTAAATATCGAAACACAATACTCAGTACATAACAAGGCATTTATTGACAGCGAGCGGGATGTGGGGAGTGTGGTTGCCTCTGATACCGGCGATAGGATACTCCAGAAGACAATAAGCGTTACTCTTGAAACTTACATCCCTAGCCCCAAATTTACATTTACAAATACTGGCGAGATTAACGAATTTAATTTCAACACTACCCTTAATGAGGGCTGAAATTAACTAGTTTTAAATCCCCAAGGTAGTAAATATAGTAGGAGCTTTTATATGAAAGTCGTTAAAAATACAAGTATGCAGGGCTTGAGCATTCCTTTTGGTTCGCCACAAGGTGTGGTAACTTTCTTTCTCGCACCAAAGCAACAGGTAGAAGTTCCCGAGAACTGGAAGAGCAGGGTCGCAGAAAACCTTCTCCATCGCAGGCTGGTAAAGATTGTAATTACCCCAGACACTGCACCCGTTATAGTTCCTGTTGAAACTCCTAAAAAGAAAACCCGTAAGAGTAGTTAATCATGGCCATACCAACCAGTCCATCCGTTGAAGTTCTTGAAAATGATGTTTCGATTTATACTCCAAACATCAATTCAAGCGTTGTAGGCATTGTCGGCTTTGCTAACACAGGTCCGATCAATAAGCCGACGTTAGTCACCAGCCAAGAAAACTTAATTAAGAAGTTTGGCAAGCCCGATACGACCCTTCAAGGGCAAGCACTTGAAGGCGCTCTGGAAATTTTAGAGGCAACCAATCAGCTTTACTTTGTCAGAGGCATTGACCCTACTAAGACTACTGCTTACGCATCCGCTGCTATTCCGCTTGGTGCGCCACCTTCTGTACAGGTTAGTGGTTACACTTTAAGTGTAAACCCCTCCTCGATATTCTACTCGATTACAGACAATGCTGGAGTTACGACAAACACAGGAACTGTTCAAGTCGTAAGTTCCACGACCAACAACACCGCTCAAAAAGCTTTTAAAGCTGCGTTTAACTCAGAAGTCTTAGGAGATCAAGATGTTTACGCGATTTCCGAAGGGGATGAAATAATCCTGGGCGCTAAGTACGCGGGGTCGGGCGCATCGATGCAGGTTTCTGCCGGAAACGGTCTTGGCTTCTCCGCATTAGGCGTATTTGGAACTCTTGGTGCGACAAGCGGTTCAAATATTACAGCTAAAGGCTTTACTGCATCTGCAACGAATGCATACGTTCAATCGATTTACCCCGGTGCAGGTTACAACCTTAGCTCAATGAGAGACGGTTCAACCCGAGGAGTTTCGGTTGAAGTTAACAACCTGTCTGTCAGGGATCAAATAGTTATTAATAATGATGGTTCCCAGGTAGAGTCTTTCAATAGATTAGAGTTGTCTCCTTCGAGTGCTCAATCAATTGAATTCTTACTCAATGCTGTCGAAACTAACAATGAATCTGAGTATGTTTTTGTTGAGCTTGAGAGCCCCGCAGGCACTGCATATGTCCCTAAGGATGACTTCGCAGCTAAGGCAACTGCTCTTGGAATTACTGGCGGTAACAGTGAGTCTGACTCAGCAGGAACTCCAAGATTCTTAAAAATTGTAGAGGGTACCTACTCTCTTGCGGGTGGGGATAGCGGTGCTACTAATGCTGCTGACTTAGTAGGTACTGCTGCTGCTAAGACAGGGATCTACGCGCTTGATGATGATGCTCTTAACATCTCCATCGGCCTTCTCCCAGGCATTACCTCTGACACAGTTCAAAATGCGTTTGTAACATTGGCAGAATCTTCCAAGAATTTCTTAGCCCTTGTTGCTCCTCCATTCGGACTTGCTGAGGTTCAAGATGCGGTTCAATGGATTAACGGACAAGATGCGAGTACTCGATCTGCTGCTCTGAACTCATCTTATGCTGCTGTATACTGGCCTTGGGTGCAGGTATTCAACCCGTTTGCGGGTGCAGAGGAATACTACGATCCAACCATCTTTGCGGCCAGACAGTGTGTATTTACAGATGCTGTTGCTGATCCATGGTTTGCCCCTGCTGGCTTCAACAGAGGTCGTTTAACCAAGCCCAGCGATACGGAAATCAAGCTTAACCAGGGCGACAGAGATGCGCTCTACGATAGCTCGGTCAACCCGATCTCAAATGATCCAACGACGGGTATTACAATCTTCGGTCAAAGAACCACACAACGAGCGCCTACTGCTCTTGACAGAGTCAACGTTCGTAGGTTGATGATTTACATCCGTAAGGTTCTCCTTGAGCTTGGCAAACCCTTCCAGTTTGAGCCGAACGATCAGTTCACTTGGGAGTTGGTTGAAGATGCAATCAACCCATTCCTCGATGATCTTCTGGCTAGAAGAGCTATTGTTGAAGGTGCTGTTAAGTGTGACTCGACAACGAACACTCCTGCAAGAGTTGACAGAAATGAGCTTTGGTGCTCGGTGACGATCAAGCCTACGAAGGCTGCTGAGACGATCGTCTTCGAGGTCAACCTCACAAGCCAATCGGCAACCATTAACTAATAATAATCA